CGAGCAAAACAAGCTTTGGTCAATTTTTTGGTCTGGTGGACATATTATCAGTAAAAAAGACATTAGCAATAAAAAAGCTAAGTGGCCTTACCGTGTGCAAAAACTACATACCTCTAACAAAGTAGAATACTACGGTGTATTTAGAGATGTGAGAGAATCTCAGCATGCTATAAACCAGGCTATTCTTAAAATTCAGCTAATGGTTAACACAGAAAAAGTATTTGTAGAAGAAGGCGCAGTAGAAGACTTAGATGCTTTTATTAACTCAGTAAACCGAGTTAACGGAGTAATCCCAGTTAAGTCTTTGCAAGGAGTGAAAGTAGAAAAGCTTACTCGAGAAATACTTGACCAGTATGTTATTGTTGACCGTGCGTTGGATCGTATTCAACGAGTACTAGGGATAAACGATAGCTTTTTAGGTATGGCGTTTGCCTCGGACTCTGGTCGTAAAGTTAAGCTGCAAAAAGACTCAACTATTATGTCGCTGCGCTACATCACAGCACGAATTGCAGGATTTTATCGCTCTCTTGGAGAAGACATTGCTAAGTTAGCTCAACAGTACTATACCGCAAATCAGATTCTTATGATTGCTGATGAAGTAGTAGGTCAGCGTTGGATTGAGCTAAATAAACCAATGGTTGCATTTTCAGGTGAGTACAATCCTGATGGTACGCCAATTTATGAACCAATACTGTTGCCAATGGAAGACCCAGCAAACGGAAAAATACTGGAAGATGAAGAAGGTAATGTAATACTTGCCCCTGTATCAGAAGCTGGTTCCGATTTTAGCGTTACTCAATTTCAAATTAGGGTAGAAGCATCTTCTTACAACGACGAAGACGAGAAAGCTCAGCTAATGTTAGAGACAGTATTGTCTGGCCAAGTCGGTCAAATGATGGCACAGATCAATCCTGCAGGCTTCTTTAAAATGTCAGCCTTAGCTTTAAAGTCAATGAAAACTAAATATAGCCCTAACATAGTTGAAGTCTTGGACGAGACAGCTAATATGCTGGGCGGTAATCCTCAAGCAAATGCTGAAGCTGCTGCAGTTGCACAAGGTAATCCTTTAGGTCAGCAACCTATGAGTAGAAGTCTTAAGCTTCCTACTAACACAAATGAAGGGGTAGAATAATGGCATTGCCACCATCTAAATTAGCTAAAGTTATTTCTGATTTGCCTGAAGACTTTGCCATGGCTGGCAAGTCTATACCTAATGCGCTTAAAAAGCAAGGAGTTAAAGAAGAAGAACTTAAATTTGCTGGTTTAGGCTTACCTGCACCTAACTCTACTCAAGGTGTAGAGCAATGGACAAAAAGTATGCTTAAAGAAGCTGAACGTAAAAGAAAAGACTCTCATTCTGTAACAAGTAAGCAAGGCCGTAACAATACAGATTATGGAGCTGTAAATGTAACTGCACCTACTAAAGAATATGAAGAACGTATTTATAACTTTAAAGCTCCTAATTATGCATTTCGTAGTGAACATTTTCCTGAAGACGGTAAAAACTATTTAGCTCATACTCGTATTCAACCTATGGAGCTAAATGGTAAAAAAGTTCGCACTATTCTTGAAATTCAAAGTGATGTTTCTGTAGCAAACAGAACTAATACAGATAAACCTGGCAATACACTATTAGCTCTAGTAAAAGACGACGGTTTAGAAGATCGTGTGTATGACGATATTCGGCGTAGATATGAAGATGAGATAGGAAATAAAGATATTGGAGATTGGCTAGTATCTAAATCACCAGAAGAATTAGCAAAGATAGAAAACTATGTAGGTCTTACAAAATCGCAAGTAGATATACCTTACAAAGACAGTATGACCCGCAAGTTGATAGAGCGTGAGTTGTTCCAAGCTGTTGAAGAAGGTGCAGAATTTACAGCTATTCCAATACGTGGAGAAGCGTTAGAAAATCTTTATAGAAGTCCTGCAATTCAAAAGCAGTACGAAACAGCTGTACTAAGCAGTGCACAAAAAATTGCTAAACAGCAAGGTTTAACTACAGCTATTGAAACAAGCGCCCCTAGAGCTAAAGTTGGCGATGAATTGGCTAAACTACTTCAAAACTTTAAAGATAATCCATTAGATGGCGAAATAAATGCCAGGCTGCAAGATTTTGTAGATCAAGAGAATGTCATAGAAGTGTTACCTTTTGTTTATGGACTACAAAAAAGAGAAGTAACACCTAAAGAATTTGATGTGCTGTCCAAACACGTAGTAGAAGAATTAAAAAAAGGTGCAGACTATTTAGTTATTAACCATCCTAAAGGCACCAAGCTTAATTTAAATCTTTATGCTTCACCAGTTGCAACTGCTGGCGGTGCTTATTTAGCTTATAAAGCAGGTTATGATACAAAAGAAGTTGAAGAATATCTAGTAAATAAAGAAGGCTATGCACCTGAAGAAGCTGCAGATATGGCTGCAAAGACTAAGCAAGCTATTGATGCTGGTTATACTCAAGAAGAAGTAGAAGGGTTTTTTAGTTCTAAAGAAGTTGAAGCACCTGAGCTCTTAGAGGACAAAAAACCGCCTGTTGAGTCTACTGCAATTGTTAAACCAATAACAGCAGAACAAGCAGAACAAATGACTCATAGAACTAGTTATGCTAAAGAGATTCAAAGAGCCGCGACAACTACTGCTTTTAACGCAAAAGAGCTTGTAGCTTCTCAAGAAGTGCTAAATCCTGTGATGGCTAGTGCACTGCAGCAAACAAAAGCTTTTGTTAGCTATGACAATAAAACAACTCAATTTGTAGAGCAACAAAGAAAAGCACAACGTCAACAAATAGCTAACTTTGCCGCAACCAAAGGTATAGAACTTCAGTTTGATAACAAAAATAGTCAATGGAAAGTTATGACGGAAAACGGTTGGCAAGATGCTGATCCTAGTATTTGGCAACAAATAGCTAATAGTAAAGGTGAAACTTTAGGTGCACTAGGTGGTGCTTTTACTGGTGCTATGGCTGGACAAAAAGCTGGCACATTTTTAGGCTACTACGGCAAAGCTGCTGGAGTTATTGCCGGTGGTGCTGTTGGGGCTATGGTTGGCTCCGAGATGGACTATATTTGGCAAGCTATGAAGCATGACCAAGAAATGGAGTGGGAAGCTCAACAGCAACGTTTAGTCAATGCAGCACAAGCCAGCTTAGTTTATGACGCAGTTGGTTTAGCTGTAATGAAAACACCTGGCGCTGTTATGCAAGCTGTAAAAAGCATCAAAGAAGTGCCAGCCTCTATTAGAACTAGAGTTAGCGGTGAAGCTTCTATTGATAAAGCAATGGCTGATACGATGTTTTTGAACACTGATGAAGCTAATGACCTAGTTCGCATTATGGAAAGATTTGCAGAAGTGCCTGGTGCTACTGCTCAAGATAAGCGTATTGCTGCTGCAATTTATTCACAACCAGGTAGTGAAGGCATAGCTTCAGCTGCTGCACGTATAGATCCACTTACTTCTAGAGCTATAGCAAAAACAGTAGACAACCGTGCTCAAGACTTGCTTAAAACAGCAGAAAACTTGACAGATGAAAACTTAACTCGTATAGTTCAGCAAGATATTAAAAACTATGAGGATGATGTCAAGAACTTCTACACCGAAGTTAAATTAAAAGCTGCTAAGGCTCCTTTGGCGTCAATGTATCAATTTAATCCATCCAAATTGGCCATAGAACCAGTTTTGGAGAGTTTAAAAAAGAATATTGATGATCCACGTACCATGGAAAAGTTCATGCTCCAGATGAGCCGTGTACAACAATACGGCTTGACCAGAGACTTTAATGATCTGTTAGAATTACGCAAGATAGTGAACGGATTTAAGTACAACACTAAAATTACGTCTGCCAAAGACTTTGACAGGCTTAACGAAGTGGTACAAAACATAGATACAGCAATTGCGTCTGGTGCTAAAGAAGTTATGCCTGATTCAGATTCTTGGGTAACAGAGTTTAAGCAAGCAAACTATCAATATGCAAAAATGATGAACGTCAAGAAAAACGTGCTATACAAAGCATTGACTAAACCTGGCCAAGACTATAACAAGACAGTAAGCGCACTGACTCGTTATATTACCGCTGATGACTCAACATTTGTAGACGTGGTGCAAAAGTTGCCAAAGTCTACTCGCAGTAAAGTCGAAGGCTCTGTTGTCAATGCTTTAGCTGAAAAATATACTGCAGGTACTCCAGGCGGAGAACGTGCGGTGTATTTTCCTCAGCTAAGTGATGCACTAGATAAAATTACTTTTACGACGCCCGAAACTCGTAAGTTCAAACAAGCAGTAAAAGAAATGGGTGAAGTGTTTCGTAATGATGTTCCATTAGCTAATGTGTCAGGTAGTCTTGCTGCACCTAAAGATGTATCGCTATTGACTTCAGACTTGTATGCCGCAACTAAGCGTAACATTGCTCAAAAAGTATTTAACCATGCAAGAAGGCTTATAGGTGATGGTCCAGCTAAGTTAATTCATAAAGCCGCGGATGTGCTAGAGAATCCTTTGAATACTAAAAGCATTGATGAGCTAATGAAAGAGCTAGATGGTGCGGTAAACATTCAAGAAGATATTAAAAACTTGATGTCTGCAGCAGCTAAAGAACAAGCAGATAAAGGTCACGTCGGTGCACCTAAAGTCTTGCTGTATGGTCAAGGGAAAGTGTTAGGACCCAAAGGACCTGGTACACCTACTAAAGTGGCATTGCATCGTATAGCTAGTATTGAAGACGCTATGAGAATAGCTGAAGCTGATGGTATTAGCCGTGCCGATACTGTTGCTATTGATGCTCGCTTACTTGACATGGGCTACAAAGCAATACAGTATGGCGCGGATAAAGTTAGACTGCTAGAGTAAAGGTTTACTTTTGGCTTGGTACAAGGATGGTACCTCTTTAGTTGGTAAATTGTTAAGCTTCATATAGTCATAAAACTCTTCAATTGTCCAAACAGTGAAAGTAATGCCATTACATTTTTTAACTTGTTCTTGTCGGTGCTCTTGTAGAGCTGACATTTTGTTATTACCAAACTTTACTTCTATTTCTAAATATCTGCCTTCTGGTGTGCAAGCTATAATGTCTAATACACCTGCAGTGTTAGCTACTACTATTTTAGTTACAACATAACCAGCTTTTTTAAGCACATTTAATATTTTAGCTTGTAACTTTGATTCACTCATAAATCCTCTCTAAAGCTTTTGAATACAGGAAAACGATAAGCGTTCGTATCAGGCAAGCGGTCTTGGAACTTAAACGTAAAAGACTTACCAAAATACTTAGCCTGGTTACGCCAGATGTGGTCACGTTGAGCAGCAGTAAAACCCGAACCAACTTCTACTTTTGTACCATCACTAGATATGCCAATTAATCCACCAAGAGTGTTACCACCATATAAACCTGCTTGTTGCTTGTTGCGCTCTTGCCCACCTACGTTGTTTATTACTGCTTCATTGCCATTACGCATTAGTTCATAAAAGCCTGCAACAGTAGCTTCAGTATCTTCAACAGGCTTAAGCTTTAGCATCCATTGTTGCTTTAAAGTGCTACGACCTTCTTTGTATAAGCCTTGCGGTGAACGAAGTATTAAGCCTTCGTAACCTTGTTCAATAGCTAAGTCATAGTAGGCTTGTACTTCACTAGCAGAGTGGCAACGTTTTTGCTCCACTAGTTTAATTCGAGGTAGCCATTTTCCTAACTCTTGCACATAAGCCTTCAACTCTTTTTGCCGAGCTTCGAAAGGTGTATTTGCAGGCTGGTCACACAAGTCAAAAACCCAATATTCAAAATCAGGCGCACCTTCAAAGCTCATTATAGCTGAGCTAACATCATTAAAATTGCCTTTAACCATTAGTTCACCATCAAAACCAACAGGCATACCAGCAAGTTCTTTTTGTATAAACTTATTAGGTATAGGCTTTAATTTACGAGACAGTACTTGGTCATTAGGGGTAGTGCAACGAATACCATCTAGCTTAAAAGAGGCATCAATAGGATAAGTTAAAGTTTCCAAATTTGGTTGTGTTGAACAAGCCAACATAGGTTTTTTTGCTTGCATTATAGTTTATCTCTTGTGAAAACACTGTCAACAAAGTTGCGTTTGTTAATTGCCACAGTTTTATACACTTGTTCACTAACAGCTTTTTTAACTAGTAAAAAGTGCACGTTTATAGGATCTTTGCGCAGTTGATTAGCTTGACGTGCCCTGCGCTGAGAATGCTTTGAGGTAGAGAAATTCATACTGTATACAACTAAGTTGTCATACATACTAAGGTCCACCCCTTCTGCATAAGACGTGGCATGCAAAATTGGGCAGTTCTTAAACACTTCCCTTAGTTTGTTGCCTTCTGCTATATAGTTGTACATAATAACAGTATTTGCAGTGTCACCCCAAGTTTTAAGAATGTAGTCAATTTTTTCTCTGTTCTTCAGCTGAAGGTATTGATCTTCAATCTTAGTAACACCACCTTCAATCATATGCAAAGCTGGGCGTAGCTTTGACATAGTTTCACAAACTAATAGACCAGCGTGAAACTCTACAACTCTATTCTCCATTAGTTCATTATAGACTTCTTTTGTAACTGGGTCAAGGTTAATGTAGTGCAGTACGTCTTTAGGCTCATGCTCAAAACCACACTCTGCACGAGTCATTGTTACAAACAAATGCTTTACAGAGTTGATGATCTTTTCAGACTTTGCTTTGTCGTACTGATTGCAATCTCTACCTTGAATTTTTATGGTATAAACATCACCATAATCAGCAAACCATTTGTAAAAGTCTTTGTAAGCTTTCCAAGGTGAAAAGCTGCTCAGAGCTAACTGATTAAACAACTGTTGTTCACCTTGTGCGTGCGGAGTTGCCGACACAAACAATACAAGCCTACCAATACACAGTTGCCGCATAGTTTTCCACATTGCACTACGCTTAGGATAGCCTGACATGTAAGCATGTGCTTCATCTACAATTACTAAAGTATTAGTAGTAGGCTTAGGCATTTTATGCGCTTGATGATAGTTTGTGACTATTACAGGTTTGCCTATAGGATAAGCAGCAACAGTTTTGTGCCATCCATCAAGTGCAATTTTTTTAGTAACAACAATAACTAAATCAACTTCAGGCATTCTTTGCGCCATAACTAGAGAAGCTAATGTTTTGCCTGTGCGTTCTTCTGCAGCTAAATAGGCTGACTTATAGCTGCGGATCACATACAGGCATTTCTCTGCCATCTCTAGTTGCTTTGGTCTTGGTATCATACACATCCTCAATCTGTATCACATACAGTTTTTTAAATAACTCTGCTTTAGCTGCGGTCATCCTTGTACCGCGTAGCCACTGGTTGACAGACACCGGAGCAGACTTCAGAGACTTGGCCAAAGCATACTTACTAATATGCCTAGAGTCAAGAACAAATTGAACTGCTACTTTAGTCAGCATCTCCATTCACCCATGGACAAGTAGAGTACAAAGAGCAGTATTTATCGCTGCACAAGTAATACTTTGGATTGCCTCTCAATAATGTTTCAATGGGTTGTTTATCAGAGGCAATTACTTCCATAGTTGCAAGCATACCATTGATAAGAGCCTTAGCTTGAGGCACACGAATAGGCATAGGCAGAATCATACCTTCAGGTACTTTCTTTAGCACAACGCCTTGAATAAGCGCAGTGTGCACGTTTTCACCATTAGCTTCAGCTAATAGTTTATACGTAGACTGTTGCACAATATAAGACGAAGCTGTAAGTGCACGTTTACTTGTCTTAACATCCGCAAGCACTCCGTGGCCCAAATAGTCTACGGTACCGCCAATTTCTTTGATAATTGGATTGTCTACATCGATACCAAAGAATTTTTCAACATGCTCTGGTATATCTGTAAAAGGTAGTATGTCTTCTACAAAAGCTTCTGTGCCTTTAATAATTTCTACTGCTGCGGTACCGCTGCTTTCGCCGTCGTCGTACTTCATGCCTTTTTGTTCTTCTTCTTTCCAGGCCAACATTGCTGCATCAGTCATTGCACCAATGTTTACTTCTTTTTTACCTTTGGCCATAGACTCAGCCCACATTTGTTCTACGCCGGCATGAATACTTGTACCAATAGCGGCACGCGAATTAGGTATTGTTACAATACCTTCTAAAAACACTTTGCCCCATTGCCAAGAACAGTTATAAAACAGGTCAATTGCAGAAGGACGAATGCGAACATCAGTAGAATTAATTTGAATTGTTTGTTTCATTGCTAGCACCTTTTAGTAAGTTGAATGCGGCAGAAATTGTCTCAGCCTGAGCAATAGCATCAGACAAAGCATCGTGGGCTATTTTAGGACGAACAGAGAACTCGCCTGTAGACTTACCAGAGATTTCTTTAGCTAAATCTACAATAGTTCTCATAGACCGTTCTTCATAAAACTCCCAAGGCACTTTGTGCCCGTATACACGCAAAGTATAGCCTAGATTAGCTAAATCAAACTGAGGATCCTTAGCCCACATACGATTATTGTTTGCACTACGTTCATAGCGATACATTTGATGCATCCATGCTACTAATTGACGTATTGCATTTTCGCCGTCTACTTTGTTTTTCTCAAGTGCAAGATGAGCTTCTGCACTTTGCTTTGCCCACCAGTCAACAGTACTTTGTGACAATTCAAAGCGATTAATTAGTTCTGGCTTGTGATCAAGACTAACATAGAAAGAGTTTTTAACTTTGCCTGTGTTAATATCAAACACACAAGCACCAATTGACAAAATCAATGCTCGATTTGTCAGCGAAAGGGTCTCGATATCGATTGATACATCCATTTTTAGGACCTTTTAAAAATGGCCTATACAAACGCATAGGCCTAACGGTTAAAACACGGTGACGGTCACGGAATTAGACGATTTCAACAAATTTATGGCCCGTTTTTGATTCGAAAACCACGAACTTGTTTCTTTAGGCATCGGCATGACCACTTTACTTATGTTTGCTTGTATAATTGCAGCAGCACATTTAACACAGCATGCTTCTGAAATATACATAGTCCAGCCTTTGGTATCATCCGCATTAAAAATACAATTTAACTCTGCGTGAACCATTAGCTCATTTTTTTCTTCTTTGTTAGACAGTAATTCTTCACTGTCTATTATACCTCTAGGAAAACCGTTGTAGCCCCAACTAACTTTACGATTGTCAGGTGAAACTAATATGGCACCGACTTTTTTGCTAGGGTCTTTACTCCAATGCGCAATTTCTTGCGACAGTAAAATAAAGCGAGCATCCCATTTAGTCATTTGGTACACAGCGGTCTTCTGCAAGAGTAGCGTATCCTGCAATGTCGTGCCAATGGTCTGGTTCATTTGCATTACCTGTACAAATACGAGCTGACTTGTGCATCACCATATCAAGAGCCTCTTTCTTGTCCGGTGACAGTGATTCCCAGCCAGGAGAGTTGCGTAAGATGTCTTTTAAGTCTTGTGCAATTTGCGCATTGACACTAAACTCGCCATGAGTATTACCGCGGGCTTTAAGAGTTGATTGTACAGACTTTACTGTTACTGCTTTAGTCGAGGTTCTGGCCATTTAGTTCTGCCTCTGCTATAATTAGCTTAAGTGCTTCGGTTGGTGGAATATAGCTTTGGCCTTTGCCTTCAGATGAATACTTTTCACTGATTGCAATGACTTTAGCTGTTTTAGTGTTGTTGCTTACTACAATTGCTTCAAAAGCTTTTTTAGCTAAAGCTTCTGAATTCAATATTGCGCACACATGCACATAACAAGCACCAATAATTTGGTACAAGTTACCTACTGCAATATATGTGCCAGGCATCATTATCATGCTACGTATATTACCTGCAATACTTTCATGAAAAGCCATTTGCATTTGAAGCTCTTCATTAAACTTAATAATAGACTTTAGACTTTCTTCGCATAGCGGATAGCTGGACTTCCAAATAGCCCCAGCGGCAACAAAAGCTAGGTCTACAGTGGCATCGATAGCATCAATAGCTACTTCGGCGTCGTAATATTCTTTTAACTCTTCTTGCAGTAAAGACAAAGTTAAAACTGGCTCAAAAGTTTGAGAATACCGAAGCTTATTCCACTCACCTGCAGCAGCTATAAACTGAATTAGTTCCATTATTAATCCTTAAGAAGAAATTCAACTTTAGGGCCAAAAGCCTTATAGTTGATAAGTGAAACATCAGAAGGTAAAAAGTCTACTAGTTTTTTACCTGGTTCAGCAGTGTAGCGCCACTTAGTTATAGGTATTCCATCATAATAAGAAGCATCGGAATACAGCTGTGCAAGTTGCGCTGCTTTTTCTTTATGCTCTTCGTAGATGTGAGTATCTGCAAAGTGCATAGTGCACTCACCTGCTATTAAACCTGTTTCATTAGCTAAAGCGATTAACCACAGTGCTGCTAATATTGCATCAGCAGGAATACCTATCATTGTGTCAGCAGACCGCTGTATCCATACCATATGTAGAGTATTCCCGCGAACAATAAACTGATAAGCATAATGACAGCAAGGTAAACTAAGGTTATTATTAATAACGTTAGCAGGATTCCAACCAGATACAATAAGTCTGCGACTTTGCGGGTTAGTTTTAATTTCATTAGCTACCCACTCCAGTTGATTCACGCCGTTGAAGTCTAACCAAGCATTACCGTAGTCTACTTTAATAGACAAGTCTTTTTCTGCCCATTTTTGCCAATAACCGCAGCCAAACTTAACAAAGTCCTCTAAAGCTTTAGGACCTCTTACTATAGCTGCAAACTCTCCAAACACTCCGCGGTAAAAGTATTCACGAGCTTGTAAAATAGGAAACTCTTTACGTAAATCAAAGTTAAGAGTTTGACCAATTAAGCTGACAGTGTTGCCATTACGTCCTTTAACTTGTTCTCCTGTTGCTAGTATGCTTAAAACAAGAGAAAAGTACATGTGTTCAAAATTAGTGTGGGTCATTTCACTACTCCTAAATAATCTAAAGTAGGTAAATTGTCTACAGCTTCTTGCTCTGTAGAACCACTACCGTATGTTTGTGTTTGTTCTATAGGAATAGCAGAATACCTAGCCATCCAATTGTTGTCATCGACTTTTACAGTCTCTACTTTATTCCAAGCAGTGTCTGTGTTATCTAAACATTCAGGGTGACCTTCATGCGTACAATGACTGCAAGGAGGTGACATGTTGCAAGAGCAACCTCGGTCTTCGTAAGTGCTTTCAAACTCTTCTTTCCAACCTTCTGCTTCAAGAGTTAGCTTCTTCATAAAATGCCATTCCATCAAGTTTATAGTCGTAGATATTAGGAATATCGTCGTTCTCAATATCTGCCCAATTTTTACCTACTGCAACTTCTACCGGCATAGGTAAATCTTTTACTTTAAAACACTTTGACATTTCAAACCAAGCTAATTGCATGCACTTAGCTAAGTCTTTAGACACCGGAACATAAATATCAGCATTGTCATCGCATTCTAAAATATAAGAATCGTGCACAAAGTTGCAGATTAATACATTTTGCTCTTTGTATTTAGGGTAGTAGTCGCGCACAAAGTAGTGCATAGCTAATTTAGCTACTTCTGCACCTGCGCCTTGGTTTTCAATATTCAAAAAATCAGTGAGAAGTACCGCTAAATACTCACGACCTAGTGGAGTAGAGTGAACCGCACCGCGTTTATACTTACTTATACCTGCTTGTTGCCATTGGTAAATTTCACGCCACAAATTGCGCCATTTAGTTCTAGCTTTAATAGCATCGCTTTCAAGCATTGCAATATCCATTGTTTTTAACATTACAGTCAAAAACATATCAATACCACCGCCGTATACAAGCAAAAAGTTACAGCCTTTAGCTACTTGTCTATTCCATTTAGCTTTTGCTTTGTCTTCAGTCGGCCCAAACAACATTAAACTTGTATAAGCATGTAAGTCTTCGTCATCTCTGAATAACTTAAGCATTCTTACACAATGGGTTATTGCACAAATTGTGCGAAGTTCTAACTGCGCATAATCTGCATAAATCAAGACACGACCTTCAGGAGCTTCAAATACGCATTTTAATGCCCGTGGCAACTGCTGCAAATTTTGATCATCCGAAGTAAGGCGACCCGAGCGCGCAGACGGCTTAAACTTACCGTAAATGCGTTCGCCTTGGAACTTGTCCATAAAGCTAAGTTGTTTTCTTAACTTGCGAACAAGTCTAACTCTAGCAGCGCGCTCATCACCTTCTTGTGCCATTCTAGCTAATGCAATGTCGTCAGACTCAGTAGAACCTAAATATTTGCGAACTTGCTGCCAAGAATTTACATTGATAGGTACTGCAGCTTTTTCAATTAACTCAAGATTTTCAGAGTACTTTGCATTAAGACGCTCTTGGGAAATAGGCATGCCATGCCATTGAAACAGCAAGCAGTTTTTCAATGCTGCAATATCCAGTTTATAACTAGGGGTGTTTTCAACATGCTTCACTTTAGCTAGTATATCAGGCATGAACCAAACATCCATTGCAGCATAGAGCAATTGATCATTGGTTAGTATTGGAGCAGCCCAATTTGACTTCTGTAAAGCGCTTTTGTCTAAACCTGCTTCATTATATGGGTCATGGCCAATACATGCCGCAACAACATCATCATAAGAATACGAATCAAGCCTAGGTAAAGCTAAACGAGACAATAAAAATGTATCTTCTATGTTGTCAGGAATCCAAGACTGCACACCATTAGCTTGACAAGTCGTAATTTCATAGTGCGCGTTGTGTGCAGCAAATGGCTTAGCTAAAAGTATTTGAAGTTGAAAGACTTCAGGCCAACGAACTAATAAAACTTCTGGCCATGAAGCTTGGTAAAATTGTGCCAGGCTTACTTCGCCGTACAAGCCAACCGTCTCAAAGTCTACGCAAAGTAAACGGTCGTCAAGTACAGCTGCAGCCACGTCTTGCAACGTGGCAAAGCGGTAGGGTACCATTAGATGCGAGTACGTTTAATGGCTTGTTCAACTTTAGCAACGCCTTTTTTGCCTAAATTAGCTTTGACTTCAGCAAGACGTGCTTTTTCTTCTTTTTCACGCGCATCGTCAAGAAGGATTTGCTTAACTTCTGCTTCAACTGTTTTGACCGTTTCAAAAGCAGTAAAGTCCAGCTTAGCTACAAGCCACTTATATTCATAAGTGCTAATAGGAACTACGTCTACTTGTACAATACGCACAGTTTCAAACTTACCTTCAGGAGTTTGCACAACACAGTAGTCATCTTGTGCAACATCCAAGTTAGTTTTGTACGTGTATTGCTTTTGTTGGTGTGAAGGTTGTGCTACGTTGAAAACAACTGTAACAAATTTAAAGCCTACCAAATGTTCTTTTAATAACAAGTTAACTGCTTGCATAGTTTCTATTTCCTGTGTTTTTAGCTGATAATGTTTTGTAGTAACTGAGGCATACTGTTTAGTGAGCTTTTCATGTAACTCTACAGCTTTTCACCATATCTATTGTAATATTTGAACCAAAATCAGCAGAGTCACCTAAGTTAGTACCTCTGTGCGGATTTAAAAGTTGTCTAGCTTCTTCAAAGGTTATTGAAGGTATAAGCTCGTGTAAATAACTTGGGCACAATCCTCGGTCAATTAATTGACGTTTAATTGAACTGTGGAGTATGTTAAAAGAGCCATAGTCATGAATAGCATGCGCATAAAACCACCGACCTAAAAAAGCCATTATACTGGCTTTAGTCCTTGTACGGGCTTCAGTCATAAATTTAGAATGCGCAGTAAACAACTCAGTATTAATATGTGACATTACTGTTTCCTCAGTAAAAAGGCTATGTATTTCTACATAGCCTAGTCGTTAGTTAAAGACGTGGGCCAGCTTTAGGCTTGTCTTCAGTTTTTGCTTGTTCATAAGCATCAACATCTTCAAACTCATCACCAGTCCAAGCATCTTCATCTTCAACAGCTTCAAAGCCTGCATCAGAAGAGTACTCAACAAATTTAACCAACTGAATTGCATCCAGATAAATGGTTACGCCTGCATCAATAGACTTTTTCTTACTGTCAGTGACTTCGTAAATATCCAAAGCACCAGACACAAAGCCTACAGAACCATTGCCAATTTTTTTATTACCAAGAGCAACTTCTTTGTTTTTGGCGTTAAAAATACGGACAATTTTGGTAGAACCATCAGGAAATGTAGTTGCTGTTTTAAAAGAAACAGTAACACGGCCGTCAGGATCGTACTTAACTTTATCTTCTTCATCCCGAATAGGCTGACCTTCAGCATCACGCAGTGGATCGCACAGCGAATAGCCAAGAGATTTAGCTTTGCGCTTACCCATGAATTGGGGTTTGTTATCTGCCCAGAATTCGTCAATTTTGTCGATGAATTCTTGATGTGCAGGAACATTTTTTGGGTCAAGAATTAAAGAGGCAACATACTGCAGTTTGCCGCTCATGTTCTCTTTACCTTCGCCGGTAATGTTAACCCAAGCAAGCTCGCCTTTAGGAGAATTAATTTTAAGAAGTGTTTTTGACATTTGTTACCTCGTTACAGTGATTACATTAGTTACATTTATAAACACTACGCCCTAGTTTTTCTACTAGCTGTATACATTGCTGCAGATACCGCAGAGAGATCAGGATTCATCACCCAACACTCAGTTATACAGCGGGTACGCTCTCGGTATAATGAATTCACAGATTCATAAAACTATTATACACCATTTTAATATATTTAATAAATAATAAAACGGAATAAAAATAACAATTTTTATAACTTAGTCAAGTACCGCAGTAAGCTTGTCTCTAGCAGACTCAAGTTGCGACTCTACTGGGTCTTTACTTTGCCTAATAAATTTGCTAATTGCGTATTCTAATGACTGAATTTCTGACAAGGTAAAAGTAATACTTATAGGAGTACTAGGTAATAGAGCTGGTTGACTTACTTCTGGCTCTTCAACTTTATCCGCTCTTGCATTAGCTTGATCATCTGAGTAACTACCAGACTTATAACGGGCTTTGTCGCCTTTAAGTAGTTTATTCATGTTACCTTCAAGCACTTCTTCTCTTGTAATATCCATTGTATTACTGGTATAAAACTGATCTAATTGATGCCGACAAATGTCTGCAAGACTTAAAATTTCTTCTGTATCAACAGACTTACCATACATAGTTAGCCTTTTTATTTTGTCTAGTAAATTACCTGTACTAATTAACAAATCGTCGCATAATGAAGAAGAGCTTTTCATTTTAACAATGCCATCAGTTGGTATAGTTCTAGGGCCTGCCTCTAAGCCTTGATAAATACCTTGTAAATAGAACTCATAATCTCCGAGTTCTTCTACTACATTAGTTCGATCATTTAACAAGCAAGCTTCTTTAAGCTCAGCAACTTCTCCAATTGCACCCAAAATCATATGAATTAAGTGCATGCTTGTAGCTTTCATTTGAGTTAAAATGAGTTCGCCTGGCTTAGCTAAGTCTTTTACCATTTGAACAAATTGCAACAATAGTTCTTTCATCTTAATTTCCTCAGTTTGTTTAGTTTATAGGTAAATACAATTTAGCTTAAAGCTTCTTCTAAAGCTTCAAACAGTTCTTCACGCATAGAAGCTTCGTGAATAGGTTCAGGTGAATCTTCATCTTCCGTTGCCACATACATATAAGGATTTTGCAATAATCCTTTTAAATACTGTGCTTCTTGTTCATTTAATTCAAGCGTAATTTTCTTTTTACACTCTACTGTAGTTCTTGCCATATTAACCTCAGTTTGTCATTACATAGTGAGTTGCGCGGCTTAATGCCACGTACATTAGTTTTAGATACAGAGTGTAATTCATATCTGCAGCTACCCCTAAATCTTCCGAGTCAAGAAAAACACTGTGATAAGTGCTACCTTGACTTTTATGCACCGTTTTTGCATGGGCAAAATCTAAGCATATAACACTTTCATTGAAGCTTAAAAACTTACGCCAGCAATAAGCTCTGTCCCGAGCTTTTCTACTATCCATGTTTTCTTTGACCCATTGAGCAGCTGAAATGCCTTCTGCGTCAAATATGGCTTTGTTAGCTCCGGCCGCTAAAGACTTTAGGCCTTCTAATTGCTGCTTGTATTCGTAGTGGCCAAATACAAAAGCAAAAATATACTCATTACCATCGTCATCAGCGCACTCACAAAACTGATAGCCTTCTTGAATTAAAAATTCTAACGTTTTGTATTTTGAACCAAGTTCAATAGGCTCTCCAAAAGCTCTATCAACGCAATATACGGCCCACGATGGAACGATACGTTGAAAAGTGTATGTCTGTTTAGTTGTAGGACTAAACACAATATCACCTGGCTCAGGCTCGTCATAGCCTTGTATAGCACTGTTCAAGTATTGAACTTGTTTATTAGTATAAGCTAAAAGAATTTTGTGCTCTTTGCAAGCTTTGTATTCTTCAAGTATATCTACGCCACGTTTAAAAAAATCACTTGTAACTAATGGTTCAGACTTAGCACCAGTAATAAAGCTAATTAATTGCGAAATAGGCTTAGCTAAAGGGTTACCTTCAATTAAGCGGTACTGTTTTGTTAGCTTTATACTAAAAGGGCCATGCGGACTAATAGCTTGAGCGTCACCAACTGGTGGTAACTGATGCGGATCACCAATCCATACAAGCCGCAAGCCTATGGGTGTAATAGTTTCACCTTCTTCATTTTCATATTCTTCTTTATCTTGAGCCTCTCGTAAATCCATCAAGTCTTTTTCACCAACTTGAGAATACTCGTCAATAAATACAACTTGTATGTCTTCTTCTATGTCACCAAATCTGCTATTTGTAGTTACATGAGACACTTTCATTGCTTCGGTATTTACAGAAGGACGCTTTTTAATAAACTTGTGCAAAGTCTCTACACGAGCTCCTTCAGGAAGCTTAGAGCGCAAAATTTTGCAAGCATCGTGGGTAAAGGCGCAAACTACGTATTGAATGTTTTGCTCTACGCAATACTCAATAGTACCGCGCAGGTCCGTAGTTTTACCAGTACCTGCAACACCTGTCACAAACATATCATAGGAATTGTCAGAAGCCATAAACTTCTTAAAACAGTCTAAGATTGCGTTAGTTCCGCTCATTTTAATAACCTTATTTATGACTTACGAATATAGTAGTTGTAGGACCGTAAAAAGCATGAAGCCTACTTAAACATATAGCTCGTTGCAAAGAACTGTGAACTCCTATATGAACACCAAAATTAGTAAAATGCGTAACAACCCATTTACTACCTTGTTTTAGCATAGCAAAAGTATGGTTGTCAAGTAAATTACCGCAGTGTTCCCAATCTTCTGTAGGACTAAACCAACCACTAGTGTACTCGTTGCTTTTATTAATTGTGCTGTTTAAGCCTGCACTTTTAATAAGCTCACTATTTCTTTTTAGCTTGTAATTTAGTTAAATCAAATACTTCGTAGCCTGAAGCAAGTAGCACAAGAAAATCTATTTGCGCATTAGTTAAATAGTTAATAACTGCAGGTTTACTCATTTTCATTTTCCTCTTTAAACGGTGATTCTTCAGCTACAGGAGCATCAAACCATAAATCGTAATAATAAGCTTTAGCACCTTTAACTGTAGTAGGTTTAATGCTAATGCCTGCTGCTTTTACTAACTTATTTAAAGCTCTCATATCGCCATTGTGGTCTGTTAAAATGCTGTATAAATCTTCAAGATCAGTTGTAAGCACTCTTCCACGTTCAATAGCTTCTGTCATCGCTGTACAGTTACATTCAGAAGCCAAATCTTTCAAGTAGTCCATCATTTTGTGCTTAAGTATATAAGCTATTTTAGCAGCCGGATACATACTATCAGCAATAAGATGATGCTTTTCTTTAGTGTCTGGCGGATTTGTGTAATCTGCAGCCGACATCATAGGCACTTCAGTAGCTAAGTAGTAGCAGAAATCTTTTACTTCATCAAGAAGTTTATTACGAGTTTCTACTACGTCTGTAACCCAATCTTGCTCCATTAATTTATTAGGAGTAGAACACAAAGCAACACGTCTATCACCGTCTTCCAGCATCAAAGGGTTTTTATTAGCTGTCATAATGAAAGTAGCGTGATGCATATAAGTATAACTGTCAGTTCGCATAATACGAATTTGCACTTTAGGACTACCTGTATAAGTCTTAAGCTTACCTGTTGCTTCTTCCCTGTCTCTAGAATTGGTAAGCTGATTACCATATTCGTCAAGCTGCACAAAATAACTGTCAAGCATAAACCCATTGTATACATCTAAAAACTCTGTTACAGAAGGCTTAGTTATACCTCCCATAATTGTGTCTAGTATTTCTACAAAAGTGTCTTTACCAGAACCATGTACACCTAACAAGTAAATAATAACTGGGCTGTACTCAAACAAAGTAAGCTTTCGTTTAAGAAACTTAATAATATAGTTTCTCATTAGATCGTTAGGTATTAAAGACTCTAAAAACCGCAAAGTAGTTGTTGGCGGTTTATAAAAAGGCTTGTAAAGATCAGGTTCGCTAATAATAGCTAATTCAGGTGTACGAACAAAAGTGTTTAATTCTCGCACGTCGTGCTCACCTTCATGAAAACCAAAAGGCTTAGAAGGATTACTTGTAACATTAAGTAATGGCACAACGTCAAGTATTTGCTTACGATTGGGTGGATTATATGCAATAGCTGCAACATAGCTAACTAATGAAGAGTCCAAGAAAAAAGACTTTATGTACTGGTTAGCAATATCTACAACGTAATAAGCACCTCGACGGTCATCAAAACCAATTTCTACTGAAGACTGACGCTTAGTGGTGCAAACAAGCCTACGGTTCATCCAGCCTTCGTCATATTTCCAAATAGGCACACCGTTTATAGAAGAATTACCTGACATCATTGGGTCTAAGATAGTTTTTTCAAGCCGCGTGGCTTCCATTGGCACGTCCCATAATTTATTTATGATAGACATAGCCGCACAAAATAACTCTGCATCGATGCTTATATCAGCCCCAAAGATGGCAGAAACTTTAATAAGGTATTCACTTCCACGACCTTCAGGAACGCTGTTAGGATGAAGACAGCCTGTTTTAATATATTCTGGTTCAGTACGAAAATCTTTAGGTGTTATAATACGAAACAAACCTGGTAAAAATTTCTTTTGCTCAACAAACTGTTTAACTAATGGTGCTAAGCACATTGCAGACGATACAACTCTACTTGTATCTGCAACTGGAGCACTTTTCTTAGCTTCTTGCCCTGTTTTAAGCTGCTGTAACAATACCCGTATTGTATCAGGCATAGGTAGCACATTAGTGTGCGTCACTGGTTCTTTAGTTGAATTAGCTTCTGTAGGCAAATACACAAAGCCTTTATCACTGTAAAAGTCAAGTGCAAGTACACCGTCATTGACATGAAAAGTAGTTGGCAAATCATCAGCATAGCTAAATAGCAAAGTGCCGCAAGTTTTATCAGCTTTGCCTTTAGATTTAAATACTAAACCATTTTCAAGGTCACACAAAGAACTAAACAACTGCCAAGTAACTGTGTTGTCACAGTCTACGGCAACAATATTAGACACTTTACCAGTCAATGCACCGCCTAACTTAGCCTCTTTAGTGTTGAAGCTTTCTTGGTATTTGTCTAGCCAACCTTTTTCAAATTCTGGTATTGTTTTAGTTCCGTCTGGTAGTCTTTCCAATTTGCCTTTTAATGGTACTGTATGCCATCCTGCGTCTATAAAAGGTTTTATTGTTTTGAACACAACCACTCTCCTACTAAAGGGAAAAAACCTTTGAATCGCCAATTAGCTGGGCACTCTTGTAGCAATGGACCGTTTTGGTCTAACCAAGGTGGGGCTAAATTTTCCGATTCAATTTTCCCTAATATATACAGTTGCTTGCCAGTTGGAGCAGAGCAATTAATATTTAAGTTTTTTAATGCTCGTGCAATAGGCACACCGCGATCTAGCTCAGCTCTTAGTAAAAGAAAACCTTGCTTCGTAAGTAACTTACGTTTAGGCTTCATAGTTGCTTATCCTACAAAAATTGAATATTTAAATTATATCGCATTTTTTGAAAGATTAAAACAATTATTTTTCTAGTCTATAGTAAGTAGCCAAACCTGTCCATATCACTAACTTAGCAGACAAAGCTAATGACTTATATACTTCTTGTACTTGCTGCTCTGTACATATAGTAGAATAAGCTATGTTATATCTACAAATTAACATAGATTTACGTAACCTAGCTAAGGAGTCTTCTTTGCTATAAATACTGTACAAACTACCCTTAGCTAAGTATCGTACTACAATATTATTGTTAGCGCGTGCTGCCCACTCGGCAATGTCTTCAACATTTTCAAAGCCATGCTTTTTAGCGGTCGCTTTGTTCATGTTTACAGATTGACCAGGCTTTAAATTTTTAACACTAGTGTAAACTTTAGACAAATAACTATCATAAGCCATTTCGATTTTTCCATTGAATAATACTAGAAGAAGACACACCAAACTTTCTAGCCGTTGCAGCTAAAGAGTTAGACTCTAAATAAGACATTACAGCTTCCCAGTCTTTGATTTTACCTGGTTTGCTATTTTTAGTTTTGCCTGAGCCTGCGTGCTTGCAAATCCATGCTCGGCTTACATTAAAATGCTCTGCTGCTTCTTGTTGTGTACCATTAAAAGCTTTTACTTCCGCAGGATCAGGATAAGAGCTGTGGCGTTTAACAGGTACTTCAGCACGTTTGTGTAGTGTCTTAACTGATATACCTAACTTAAGTGCCGCAACTTCTTCTGAGCCATGCAAAGCAATAGCATCAATGATGTCTTGACGTGAAGCTTTCTTTACACTTTTAGGTACTTGGCCTTTTAAAGCTTTGTAAACTAAGTCTACACGAGTGTTATACACATCGGCAATATTAGCTACTGGTAAATCAAAATGCTCTGCGTTAATCTCGTCCGCAGCAGAGCGGTCAAGCTTAACAGGAAAAGGCAATTGCTGGCACACTTCCATAATACTTAAATTAAAAGCAGAAGCTAACTGCGCAAGCGTATAACCATTTTTGTAACAGACTTGTAAAGCACTCATTTGTCTAAATCTCTTAGTTTGTCGGCATAAAGCGAATCTAGAAAAGCAATAGCTTGACCAGTGATGTTACCAGCTTTAATTTGCTGCATAAGCATACGTTTAGCTACAACCAACTGCTTGTAAGTTTGGCAACTACGAATAACACACTTTACTTTATGTTTTACTTTTTGACGTTGTTCTTCTTTAACTAGTTCTATTTGAGTAACAAGATACAAAGGGCCGTCAGTAAACAAATTAAACATTTATACTCTCCTGAAACCTGTGCGGCTAAAGTAGCCAAGCTCATCACCTTTGGCAAATATCCCGTCGCCGAGATACTGCCAACCCATACTTTCAGCATTTATAATACGCTGAGGCTTTGGCATAACTAAGTCAGGCATTATAAGCTTTGCTCATCAAGACGTGCTTGCAAATCTTGAACTTGCCTTTGCAGTTCTTCAATTTGCTTTAAATGCTGCTCAGTTTCTTGCTTTTGGTAAAACTCAATATGCTTGTTGAGCATAAACTTTTCTGCAGCTTCTTTAAAGCCGTCAACTCTTACTTTTACATCATAAAAGCCTACTTTACCGCTTTCTGCAGGTCTTACTTTAGCTTCAGGCACGTTTACTATTTTTACTTCTGTGTCGTTGTAACATAGCTGACCACTAGTTATATACTTTAATGCTTCGTAAATAGCTTTTTTAAGCTTTGCTTCAGCATTAGCATTAATTTTGTTTTGCAGTATTTGAACAGTCATAGCATTACCTATTTAATTGGTTTATTACACATTGGGCAGCGCAAGCTAAAGAGCAATTGAATTCTTAAGCCACGCCATGGACAGTTGTTGCAGTAAACATAGTCGCTGTTCATATTTTAGTTTCGCTATTTTGTCTTCTTACTTTAAGTTGTTCTTTTACAAATTTAATGTCAGAAAAACTATCATTAGCTAAATCTACTATATCTAAAGCTAATGATAGTTTTTCTACGTCACTTGCGTGTATATAAGCAGAAGACTTAATTCTGCTTATCTCTCTTCTAATTAAAGTAGCAACTTCAATGTTAATAGGCTCGCCGTGCAAAGTGTACTCGATAACTTTAGGCTTAGTAGCCCATGAGTGTAGCAAAGTAATACTTAGTCGAATAACGCCGTAAATTGAGCCAATAACAATTGTTTTGTAGCAAAAGAAAAGCACAAGCACCCATATTGCAGCTTGTGGTAGACTTGCTACCATTTCTACTAGCAGTTTTAACTCTTCCATTTTAATCTCCAATTTGTTAATTAAATACTACAGTTTCCACTTTTTAGACTGCGCAATAAGAAAAGCCATACGTTTAGCACCAGCTTTACGGAAATACGAACGGTTTGTTTTAAACCATTCAGCTATTATTTCGTTAGGCTGTGGAACGCGATAAGCAGTTCTAACACTGCCGCTTTGGCTATAGACACTGTAAAAGCTGTGAGAGACGTAAGTGCCTCGGTAGCCTGACAATTGTTGGCTATAAGTGACTGGTGCACTTTCCATTTTGTTTGCTAATTTAACACAAGCTTCTAACAGAGGTTCGGGTGCTTCTATTGCACTAAAACCGCTAAAGTCATGCACTTCTTTTAATAAGCCTTCTGCAATATAATCCCAACGCTCTGTATCGCACCAGATTCGTGCAATTGCTTCGGCCAAGGCGTATGGATCAGACACACGGCGATCGCGTTCTAAAGAGATTTGAGACGGTTTTAGATTGTAGCTATGCTTATAGTTCATGGAAGCAATTTTAAGCCCGCCAACATATAAACAATCCGAGCTGTTGGGTACAATACCAAAAGGATGATCTTTAGCTAAATGTAAGCTGTTAAATTCTGCAAATTCTTCTGCTGTGCATTCAAACTCAATCATTGTACCGCCGACGTAATTGCTTACTTCAGTACAGTCAAAGCTAAGTATTTCTAGACCTAGGCTATCTTCCCACCCAGGAGCAATATAGTAAGAACTATGTATGTCAGGCTCACGACCTTCACGAAGTAAAACTAATATAGCTAGTTTAAGCCCTTCTCCATGAGTACCAATTGCATCTGGGTTGTCTCGCTTACTAGACTCGCCCATATACAAAGCAGCAATAGGTAATTCAGTACTAGTTGTAATGCTACAAGAATACCTACTTGAGCCTTCAATTGGGCTTAAAACTATATGCCAGCTTTCAGGATCACTGTCAATAGCGTTTTGCACAAGTTCACGCATGGCATCTTGTACAGTCCAGTCAGGTATGTAATTGCGGGTAATGTTAGTTTGAATTTTCATTTACTTGTTCCTTTATTAAAGGTATATAAGCTTTTGTAAAGCCATTAGTTGGTGTGCTAAGATCAAAATTAGCAATAATAAACTCAATAACTTCATTAGGATCTGTGTCTTTTGAAAACACTATATTTGGGCCGTGTTTGTCAAGCATAACAGCATAGATATTGCCAAACTTAGTTAAGCCATTTACAGTGTTTTGCCCGCACTCATGGCTACCACATTCGTATTGCCATTGACTTTGTACAGGTATGTTGTATTGTGCATTTTCTTTTAGAGGGCAATGAAAATGCACAATACAATCAAGTTGAGGATATGTATCAAATATTATTCGTTGAGACTGACCACCAACACTAGGCTTAACACCATAAGCAATAACAGAATCATCACCGTCTGTTTTTACTAGCACCATGCCATTTGACTCAATAAAGTTAAAGTTTGTTTTGCGTATGCTAGTTAAAAATAAATTACTGGCCAACTTAGCAGCAAAATGACCTGTTGTTACGCCATTAAATTCTTTGTAAGCCCTTGAGCAACGCACCAATTAATAACAGTGCGCAGATTTGCAGGAACTCTTTTGTCTTGCCAAGGCACAGGAGTACCCTCAATAACTGTAGACCGAGTAAAAGAAAGATGGCTACGGTTATACGCCATATCTATAATCATTTGCAACAAGTGTTCTCTTGTTGCTTCGTATACACCTTCTTCAGGTGTTATTATCATGTTGCTATGGTGCATAATATCGTTAGCTAAAACTAAATTTAAAGAACAACGCTTTAGCAAGTCTAGTCCTTTAGCAAATTGCTCAGACTTAGATGCATTATAAGTAGTTTTAAAGCCTACAACAAAAATATCTTTACGATGCTTACGTATTTTAGCTAAGGTTTTTTCTTGTATGCCTAATAACTCTGCAGCGTAGTCTTCTTTACTGCTAAGTCTTTGCCAAGGAGAATGAACTTTTAAGTGGAAATCTACCATGGCAATGCTAAATATAATAATTTTTACAGTATTGTCGTTTACTAAGCTAGTTATATACGCATCAACGTCTAAAGTAGACTCTAATTTAGACGTAGAATCTGCCATTTTAGTTAGCACTAACTTAGTAGTTAAATTAGGAAATTTAAGCTCTGCCAAATCTGCTAGTTTACGAGCAGTTGTACCGTAGGCTACAGAGCTAATCGACAAATGTGGTCTAACTTTATTACTTGTACCACCGCCAAGTATGACAATTTGCTTTTTCATTTGCTCATTTGCTCCTTAAGAATTAGTTGTTCAACATAGTCAAGTACGGCTTGTTGCTTAGTAGTGCCGTGACCTGTAACATTATTGGCGTTAGCAGTCCAAATAATTTTGCCTTCAGGTTTGTACAGTGTATAAGCAGAGTAATATTTTTCTACGTCTGCAAATCTTTTAGGCATTGTGCCAGTATTGATAATATGACGGACTAAATCTGCAGCTTGTTGAGCAGTTACATAAGCTGGATGAGCGTCCCAAAACTTATTGGCACTTATAGAGCTGCCGAAATAACAAGCAACGTGAAAATTCTGTAGATCTCTTAAATCTTTAAGGCCTAAAAAACCCGCTAAGTTATCTAGGCGCCAATTATTGTTTATAGTGAGCATAGCATGACCTAATATACAAGCGCTAGTGCCACAAGAAGGATAGGCTTCAATTAGCTTGCTGTACTCATGAATTGTTTGGTCTTTTATAGAAATAAGACGAGTTAAATTAAAATCAAAAGACTTAGCTAAATGATACTCGAATTCTTTAGGTGTCATGTTAGTTCCTAGGCGCAACGAATTGGCACAGAGACGTTTGGGAAAATAGTTGTTAGAGTAATATTTAATAGCTAGGCTAACAACTAAGATAAATAAAACTAATAAATAAGTTTGTTACGTATTAGAATAACCAAATAGCTATGTCGCCCGCGGCAATGCCTACAAGCATACAAAACAACACAAGTGCAAACACTATTTTTCCTGCTAAATTGTTTTCTAGCCTTTCCATTATATAAGCACTTAAAGCTACTATAATTAAAGTTTGTAAACAAGCAAAGAACAGCTTACTAAATAATTCAACCATAGTAAAACTCCTCGCAATCTTTATAATTATTAGGTAGTTCATCGTTTAGGCGAATGTGCCGCAAAACATTTGCTGCTTGGTAAGCAGTTACTTCATTTTTAGGGCGGCAACCATAAAATAGAAAGGATTCTGAGTTTGACCAACCACAAATAGCAAATTGTAACTTGCTTAAACCACTGTCATAGTTAGGTAAAACTTTTTTAGCTAGCTCAAATAAATTAAAGTAACTATTTTTTTCTTCTAGCATAGCATGTCCCAAAATGCAAGCAGAAGTACCACACTCATTAAACGTAGCAATTTGTGCTTGTAATTGATTTGAGTCGTTCCAAATAGGCAAATCTAGCTCTTTAGCTTTGCGCATGTCACTAGATACAGCAGTACTAAGATTAAATTTATCTGCGTGAGAAACTAAACGTTTTTCTAGTCGCTCTATAAAGTGTTTGTCCATGTTAGTTACTATGTGACGTTAATATACAGTTTAAAATAAAGTCGGAGTTACCCGACTTTATTTAGACTACCTGGAATTATACAGCGGCTTGGTGTGCTTGAAGCTCTTCAAGAGTGTCAAACAATACAACGCCTTCAGGTGCTGCAATAACAATAGCTTTTTCTGCATCCAGGCGAGCAATTTCAGCACCGATATCAGCTTGTGCAATTTCACCTGAGGCAACTTTGGTCAGCAATTCATCTTTTGCTTTTTTGTACGCATTTTGTTGCTTGGTCCATGCGTTCAAGCCAGCTTTGCACATGCTGTTGTAACCAGAAGGAGTGTTAGCTTTCTTACCAGTTTCAGTGACACGAGGGTCAAACCATTTTTGGAAATAGAAGCAACGAATGCCAACAACTTCACCCGCTTCGTTTTTGTGGAAAGTAGTAGCACGACCGCCACCGCCTTCGCCCACACGAGCTTTGGTCAACTCGGTAATTTCTTCCATAACGTCAGAAACGCGCACTTTAGAGTTAGCCGCAATTGCTGCAGTCAATACGGCGAGGATTGGTTCAAAGACTTTCTTAGTTTTGCTCATAGCGATGTACTCTTGTTAATGGTTAGTTGAAAATTATTTTGACTGCTTTCACAGCCAGGGTAGCAATGAATTTTCATTATACAATAGATAGAAGCTATTGTGTTATACCGTTTTGTTATGTCGGTTATAGCTAAATGACATAAGACCTGTAGTAAACTTTTTAACTAATTAGCTAAGTAGACAATAGAAGGCCGCGGGTTTAGTTACTTACGATTCTTTTAAACATACTCTAAATATTCTATTTCTGCTTGAGACTTCAATAAAATGCGGTGCTCTGTTGTAATAAGAGTGAATGACGCTCACACCAATATTTTGGTAGACTTAAACAACACAGAATAGTTTTTGTATTCTGGATGTTTTATTTTAAATACTTTGTCGTGCGGGACAATATTAGTAGGTGGTATACTGTATTGAACATGCTGAAGAAAGGGCATAAAGCGATAGAGTTTAGTAGTTTTGGACATTAGTTAGCACTCCGTAGAAGATAAAAAGAACAAGCACAAACAATTTGTAGGCATACGATTAAATTTTAGTCAATTTATATACGAGCTGGACAATATTTGTACAAAATAGTTGCATTAATGTCTATATAATGGGCCAAATCCGATAAGTCCTATTTTTTTCATGGATGGTGGTGGTGCGGATGATAGGCATTATCGTTTAAAATGGCTTTTATTCTACTAATTTATTAGATTTATAGGATTTAAATAAATAATAATACATTAATATAACTACTTCATTTCAAAACAAAGAGTTGTAACTCAAAGTAGAGCTCCGGCTACCTTAGTTAACCAGCTACTTTAGTTTAGCAAAAGCCAAATAAAAAAGCACTGCTACCCTAAAGTAACAGTGCTATTGATTTTGAGTAAAGCCTCCGCTTTATGTTTAGTTCTCTGAGCATTTTCAGTTTTATTTGAACATTAGCAGACTCATAAAAAGAGAACCAAGCTAGTATATAGCCTGGTTCATCTCTTAATTGGTATAGTCTATCTAGTTCTTTGTCAATACAACTAAGACTCTTCATCGTTACACACTTCGTCATAAAACTCTTGAGCAAGTTTTAAGTCTTTTTCTAACAGTATTGCACCTCTAGCAATAGCTAGTAGAGTTCTAACTATTGTAGTTCTTTGCTTCATCATAGTAAAGTCAATTACTTCAAGCGGGTGATCTAAAAAATCAAGTGAAATTTCATTGAGAAGTTCCGCAAGCTCTATTAGCTCTTGTTGGTCTAAATCTTGTACATTCATACTACTATCCTCTTTGTTTACTATCAATGACTACAAATAAGTACTTTGCCTAAGATGGTTTGATTAAGAATTAAGATGGAACGTTCCAATCGTCTTCTTGTACTTTTGCAACTTTCTTTGCCTTAGCTTTAGTTACTTTAGGCTTCACAGTTTTTGGCACTTCTACAGCTTCTAAACTATCAAGCAAGTCATCCAAAGAATCAAATGCAGTTGGGTAAGACTCTGCATATACTATTGAGTCTTTGGTAGCCGCAATCTCTTCTTGTACAACACTTAGTTGATCAATTGGCAATTCACCAGTAGACAACTTAGTTAACAACTCAGTTTGAGCTTTCTTAAACTCTCTTTGTTGTTTGGTCCATTGATTCACCCCCAACTTGCACATTGAGTTCAAACCAGTGGTTGTACCGGCTTTTGCACCGTATTCGTGGTCAGCAACAAGTTCCCACTTCTTATGATAGTAGCAAAAAACTGCAATTACTTTGCCGTTCTCATCTTTATAAGAAGTTGGACCATTAGAACCACTTGCAGTCTTAGAACTCATTAGTTCAATTAGTTGAGGCATGAGTTCACTAACCAGTTTGTCTTTGTTAGCTGACAACAAGGTGTTCAATTCATTAAATACTTTTTTGATTGACATAATATTACTCCAAAGGGTAGTGTTATGACAAAGTACTTATTTGTAATCATTAAATTGTTAAATAACAGAGCTACTGCTAATGAGTAGTCTTTATTGCTCCTTCTTACTAACTTTACCTCAGTTGGTTGAGTTAATTTGTTCAACTCACTTAAGATATATAATACACTAATATTTTCATTTGTATAATATTAAAAAAGCATATTAAACTAAGTTATTATAGCCTATTCCTTTTATTAATATGTGCACGTGCGTTTATCATGAATGACTTAACTTGTACAATACTTTAATAGAATAAGCATATAATTAAAAGCTATGTGTCTGCTAATCATTGTCAAGCAGCATAAATTCTTATATGACAATGCTATTCATTTGCATATGATAATCATTATCAAACAACATAGCATAACAGTTGCTATACTATTACTTTTTATCCTGAGTATCATATGCTTGCGATAATCACTTGCATTTGCCAGACTTTACTATTCTGAGAGGGCTAGGAAGTCCGAGGCGGCCCTAAGTCTCCTTACAACGTCAGTAGTAAAATATTCTTCATAAGTAACTATAATAAATTTAATATAAATGCTTAGAAATAGACAGTAAAATATTCTTCATAAGTAACTATAATAAATTTAATATAAATGCTTAAAATAGGCAGTAAAATATTCTTCATAAGTAACTATAATAAATTTAATAATCTTTCTAGTGTAGTATAATAAATTTAATAAAATCCGGTGTAAATAAAAGGCAGTCATAAACTGCCTCCGTATTACTTAAACATCATGACCATTTTGCTTCCTCTGCTTCGACCCACCTCCCTTTATCTTGCCAAGCGCATCTTGTAATCCAACAGCAATTTGACGCAGTACATCAGCTCCATGAGAGTACTCATTATGCAAAGGAGTTGCCTTCCATACTTCTTGCTTCTCATCCCACTCTTTAGTATAGTTTAGCATGCAAGACATCATGTATTTACACTTAGCATCAACCCATAAAGACTTTATCATTTGCTTAACCATCTCAATGCCCTCAGCTATTGAAGACTTAGGCAATACTCGGATACTAGGATTCCTACCCTTTAGCTTAAGCAACTCTTTCACTTTATCCAATCTAGTTCTAGCCTTACCAGCGGCGGTTCCGCCTGTTAGTTCACGCACCTGGATATCATGGGGAAATACAAGGCTATTTACTTCAATACCTTGTTCAAACGCGTAATCTAAATAGTGTTCTATGTCAAAGCCATTGTTCCAGTACTCACCTATGATTCTAAACTCACCATCATAATACTGCACAAATGCTAGCACAAAATAATCGTCCACCCCCAAGTCAAAGTAAACCTCAACCGGTAAGTTTACATCATACAAGTCATGCATAATACGACCATTGCCAACTACGTGCACATTGAACAATCTTGAGTAATATGTACCGTCGCGTGTTGCAGCAAAAGCTTCTTCAGGAGTTGCAGGATATTCCTGATACACATCTTCGCCCAATTCACGGCGTTGAACAATCCAGAAATTCTTCTGCTCATTAGTTAGCTTAATACCTAAAGTAGCTTCTAGCTTAGTAAAGTACTGTGCTGCTTTGTCATCAATAACTTGATCAACAGGTTCAACACAGTCTGGGTCTTCAACCCAAGGCAAGAATACTGGCTTGAAGTCCTTCTCTGACAACGGCCCGGATGCTTGTGCTACTATAGCTGAGTCCCACATGATTTTGAACATGTTAGCACCTTCAGCGGTGCTTTCAATCGCTCCAGTGTTACCACGGCCTAGTGCCTGCAAAGTACCAGTCTTTGTTTCTTTAGCTCTTTTAGGGTTTTCATTAGCTATCTTACCAAACTCAGATATGTGCAACCTTTGCAGTGTCGTAGACCGAAATGACACACGAATAAACACTGTACTGTGGTTAGAAAAAGCTAACTCTTTAGTGTTGTCTTTCTTTAGCTTAATGCCTAGCGACTCTTTAATCTGCGGATCAAAGTTATCCCACAGAAACTTAGAACGTTCTAGCAGTGTCATTGCTTCGGCAGCACCTTGTGCCATCAAACCAATGTTTAAAAACGGGCAAAATAAAGCATCATCAAAAAACGACACTAAGAAAAACGTAGATATACCTTGTTGGCGAGACTTTAGGATAATAATACGAGGATGTTCACGAGTTGCAGAGTAGACTCGATGCTGAGCATAGTTCATTCTAAACTGAACAGCTTTACCGTTCTTGTCTACCACTTTGTAGAGGTTATTTAACCGCCACAGTTTTGAACGTAAGTACAAGCGTTCAAAGTCTGCATCAGTAGTTCCAGCAGGTGGAGGGTTGTTATAGCGGTTATACAGCCCAACTAAGTCAGGGTATAACTTATTGAATACTACTTCAGTTATACGAAGTTTGTTAGGCTTACTGGTCAGACTCGGGAGCGTCACTAAGCCAGCTTGAGTATCTATGATTACCGGTTGAGTCATAATTGTTCTGCACATTCACTTGAGTGGAGTTTTTGTTGAAGAAAGCATTTTGCAATTTGCACAATGATTCCGTGATAGATTCAAGCTCACTAGCATGCTCACAACTTGCAGATAACCCGCGAAGTCGCTTGTTTATAGTAGTTGCAGTCTGAACCATTTCCGCAGACAACGTATCAAGAAGATTTTTAGAACTACTTACATTGGTTAAAGCATCTTTAATTTCTGACTTTAAGCTCTGTGGTGCATTAGCTTCAGCAAGTTCCATTAAATCAGCTAATGTATTTTTATCAAGTTCTAAAAATTCTGCAACTTGGTTATTATTTTGGGCTTCTTCAAGCTCACGTTTGTAGCGCAATATAGTTGGATAAGACACATCGTCAAAGTCTTTTGATATAGTACTAGCTTGCTCACCATTTAATAGTCTAGAGCAAATTAAATACTTACTTCTTGCTTCTGTCGACATTCTCGCGCTCCCATTTAACTAATAAATCTACAACAAGAGCACTAAAGTTAATATTTCGCTTTATACATAGTTCACGAACTCTTTGCACAGCAGCAGTTTCTTCTGCATTCTTCTCCTTTGTCGAGAATGTATGAATTGCCATAACAAGCACCTCTATTAAAAATAATAAACATTGTACCATTTTTATGTTTACAATGTACACTGTTTTGTATAATATATAAAGTCCAATCCACAACCTAAATAGGTACCAAAATGCAAAATGAAAACGTAGAAACTCAGACTTTTGAATCTAAAGTCACTTCTATCGTCAGTAGCGCCACACTAGACGAGTCCGGTAACTTAGTTCTACCTGAAGGTCTTGAATTAGATGAAGCTACTGCATTTGCAGTAAAGACTGAAAAACGTCGTCGTGACACTCAGGCCGCATACAGTCGTTCACAGCAGCAACTTAAGCAAGTAACATCAGCTCAAGATGCTGCTTGGAACTTGTTAGAGCAAGAAATTTCAGTTAGCTTAACACCAGAACAGCAAACTGAATTGGAAGAACTTAAGACAGTTAATCCAGAACAGTGGCGTATCAAGTTAAATCAGCTTGAAAACGGCAAAAAAGCTAAAGTACAAACTTTGCGTGAAGAAACTACCAACAAGTCTACTATTGAAGTAGAGCTGGAATCTCGTAAAGAGCTTATTGCTGAATACAACAAAGCAAATCCTGGTAAAGAACTTACTGATGATGTTATTGAAAACGACATTCCTCCTCGTTTTACAAAACAGCTAGAAAAAGGCGAAATTACATTTGCTGAATTTGTTAGTAAATGTGGAGACTTCCTAGGTAAAGGCAAAGTGCTTGATAAAGGTACTGAAGCTGACACTGAAGTAGACCTTTCATTAGCTAATGGCAAATCAAAACTTCCTGATGATGTCATTGCTAAGAGTTCTTCTATGGATTACTCAAAAGAAACTTATTAAAAATTGTACTTTTGTTAAAAAACGGCCTATAATAATGTATGAATCCGATAATCCACTTGCTTATTAGATTCTTATGTTTTAACCAGGCCCTTTTAGGTTCCCTGTAACACTGTAGCAAGTTTGCTGCATACTTTAGGGTTAGGAGTTTCCTGGCCGACACTTAAAATTTTATTAACAGGTGGTGCATTATGTCTACAGGCGTAGTAGCGTATAACTCGGAGCTTGTTCGCAAGCGCTGGATGCGTGAAGGCTTGATTCAGGCAGCTTCTAAGTCTTTCTGGTCACCAATGACCGGAACGACCAAAGATGCTGTTGTATTTCAAGCTAATAACGAAAACTCTGGCGCAGGCCATACAGTTGTTTTTAATTATGATGGTAACCTTTCTGGTAAAGCAGTTCGTGGTAAAGAAACTGCTTTTGGTAAAGGCGAAGTCAAGCGTAAATTTTCCGATAAACTCACTGTTGAACGTTACCGTTTGGTTGTTGACAACGGCGATAAGTTTGACGGCGTTAATATCGGCGACTTGAGCATCAACGAGCACTCAGATTCTCGTTCAAAACTTGGTGATTTGTTTGTTCGCTTCAAGGACCAAGGTTTGTTCGACTCTGCCCAAGGTTTGCTTTTGCAATCTGATGGTGTAGCTCAAACAAGTACACATAACATTGACCTTGGTGCAACCTTTAACTTCAACTCTTTGATTGCCATCGAAACTCAGTTGAAAACTGGCCAATTTACTACTGGTGGCGTTCGTCGTCCTCCAGATCCCTACATCATGAAAAATGGTGAGTCTTGCTGGTTGTTTGTTATCGACTCTGCAATGGCTGGTAAACTGCGTGCTGACACTGCAGGCTATCAGACCGTAATGAAGGATGCAGACTCTCGTGGTATGAACAACCGCAACATCAAAGGCGTTATCGGTAAAATCGGCAGTTTGCTGGTTGTAGTAGCTGATCAATTCTTTGGTGCCACTGCAGGTTCTACCTACGGTTGGAGTTTGAATGACTCAGAAATTGAAATCTCTGGCCTTCGCCAATACGACGGTGCAACTCCTGCAGCGGCTCTTTGGACTGGTCAAGAAGGCTTCAACTATGCTTCTTCAAATCTGCACTCACGTGGTTTGATCTTGGGCGCTGGTGCTTTACAGCTTGGTATGGGCAAACAACCTGACTATAAATGGAAGCCTTCTCAAGACTTCGACATTAAGTCAGAATCAGCATTGGAGACTTGGATGGAAGTTCGCAAAACCAAGCTTGTTGCTGAAAGTGGTCCTGCGTTGAAAGCTGCTAAAGTTGCTAGTATTGACTATGGCGTTGTTACTGTCGACGTACAGATAGGAGTGTAATAAAATGGCTTTTACTAATTACTCTCGTTCGCCTAAGTTCAACCAAAAGCGCAGCATTAGTTATTTAGCTATTGAGCTAACTGAAGCTGCTGTAGCAAATGCAATGACTGGTGAAATTGGTGTGGTCACTGGCAATGAGCTTGTTGCTAAACTTCCACCTAATGCGATTATCCAAGATGCTTACGTATTTGTTCGCACTGCATCAAATGCTGCTACTTCAGCAGCATTTACTGTAGGTACTGCCGATGGCGGTGCACAAATTCTGTCAGCTGTAAATGCTAAGATTCTCGGTAAGCAAGGTACCTTTGCAGGTGCTTCGCAAACCGGTACAGGTGTTAGTATTTACGTTAATCGCACCATCACCGGTGCAGCTACTGCTGTTGGTAAGTATGTCCTGGTTATTGAATACCTGGAATACACCAAAACATCTGGTGAACTTACTAATCTTGCGTAAGTTGTTAATAAGAGGCCTTAACTGGCCTCTTATTTTACTTAGGAGAACTTAAGTGCCCACTAGAATAGAAAACATAATTCTTCGTGCCCGTGATACTTTAGCCGATCCTAGTGCTAAACGCTTTTCCAACGAAAGACTATTACGTCTGGTATCCGATGGCCAGCAAGACATAGTTAAACAGTCTAAGATACTGCGTTCGCAGTTCAATTTGCTACCTGAAACAAACAAAGCAATATACGATTTACCTACCGATGTTTGGCAATTTACCAGGGCGTCGGTAAAAGGCATTCCTGTACCTTTTCGCACTTATGACGAACTGGACAATTTCGGCAGTAACGCCAATATAATGAGCGATGTGTACCAGCTAAATAGCTACGGTAACGAAGTAGATTTTGGCTTACACTATTCTAATTGGCAAGAAAAAACAGGTCCTAAAGTTACTACTTTAGTTTACGACCGCATGAATGTTCACCAAATTCGCTTGTTTCCTATTCCTAACGAAGAATCTGCAGATTTTAACTATGTATTTAGTTCAGTATATGGGGTCATTACTGATATAGGTGGTGGCACATTTAATAGCCAATATGGTGTGGTAACTAACATAACTATAGTTGGCTATGAAGTCACTATATCAGGTAATTTTGGCGTTGTTACGTCGTTACAAGAAGCTTTGTACCCTATTTCAATTTGGTATTTTCAGCTAGCTCCTGACATAGCTACAGTAAACGACAACCTAGTTGTTTCACCAATGTTTGATGTCGCTTTAAAATACTATGTTGTTGGTCATGCTTTAAGAGATGACTTGGATGTACAAAATCGTCAAATGGGCTCAGAATCACTTAGTTTTTACGAACGAGAGTTAGTTTTAGCCAAATCTAGCTCTGCAATAAATAACACGCAAAATAGAGAGCGTGTTGTAAATTACTCAACCGCTTTTGATAACTAATAGGTAAATAGAAATGGTAGAAATAGCCGTACAAAAACAGTTAATTATCGAACAAGACATTGATTACGGCATTGGTACCGTATCTCAAACAAGAGGCGGAGTTAATATAGTAGGCAATCGGGTAAGAACTATTGTGCCTGTTGGCTCTATTGAAGAACTAAATGCTCTTGATACAAATAAATTTACGCGTGCTGCTTTATTTAGTGGCACGAGTACTACCTTTTACAACTATTATGGCGGCAGTTGGAACAAAGGAACCGCTGAAGTTAGCACATTAGCTGAACTTGCAGCTTTGCCTGGCTCTTTAGGTCAAATAGTTAAAGTTAAAGGTCACACAAATTTAAACGTTGGCGGCGGTAACTTTATCTGCATCACTGGTAATGTTGTATCAGATAATGGGGATCATTTACCTTGTCCAAATAATGCTAACTTACAATGGAAGCGAATAAATCCTAAAAAGACTCCGTATGAGTTTGGCTTTATAGACGGAGCTAACGATGCTTCTGTTGCTATTAATGCTTGCACAAATGCCTACGGTGCGTGCTACCTGGATAAAGGTAAAACTTACAATATTCGTTATACAGTAATTCCTAAAGTGCTTCATTGCATAGGAGGTATTGCTACTCTTAATTGTCAGTCTCCAACTAATAACACGCGTTTTGGTGGTCAGTTCTCTGCTGTGTACCCTTCAGGTTCTGTAGGAGCTCCGTTAGAAGGAGTTGATGTAAGAAACATCATTGTACTTTGTAATAAACTGATTGGTTCTTCAGGTTCAGTAGGCATAAAAGGATTTATATTCCAGCAACTTAAACAATTCTATCAAAGTGGTTGCACCGTAATTAACAGTGCATCTTATGGCTTTTGGGATTTAGATACTAGCGAAATTGGTACTACATATTGCAGCGGCATTCGTGAAAACTGTACAGCTATTGACTGCGCAGTCAGTTTTGAACAGGTTAACGTTAGAGGCGTAACTTTACGTAATTGTGTAGCTTATACCTCTACTTCTTTATCTGGCTACGCTGTAGAATGTCAATTCCATCCTTATGGTGGTTCTGACATGCAGTTAGTGTACGAGAACTGCCGAGGAATTGCAGATGGGCCTTGTCCAGTAATTATGATGGCTTTGTTAACATGTAAAAATGTTACAGTAAACAACTGTACCTTTATAAATAACTATATTAGCCCTGGTAATATTACCGCTGCATTTTATTGTGATGCATCTGGTGGAGATTTTGACCTATTCCAGTTTAATGACTGTGTTTTCACTAGCTTAGGCTCTTCTGCTGTAACAGTTCAACCTGGTGCGTTAGGTTCAACAACTAATAACTTTGCATTCAGTAAGTGTAAAATAACAGGTAATGCTGTAGGTGTGCAGTTTAACGGTGTTGGTGGACGATATTCTTTTGCAGACTGTACGGTATTTGCAAGTGCGGCAAGCCCTACTCAACCTTGGGCTTATTACAACAATGGTTCAGCTAATATTATACAAATTACTCGAGGTCATGCCACAGCCTCAGGACCTTCTGTAGGCGCAACTGCGACAAACCTGTCTGCTAGTTCTTTTGTAGGAACCATTCAAACTCCAGCAGGTATTCAACAACCTATAGTTCGGCAGAAAGTACTAGGTCAGGCTGTTATGTCAGGAGATGGTTCTACGTATTCTCAAATACTTATTACAATGCCATTTAACTTTTTGAACTGGACAAGTCAAGCGGTAAACACCACTAAAATAGAAGTAAATTTTGTAGTGGATTCTGGCTTGTCTGGCGCCGTAACTTATCCGGCTTCTTTAGCAATGGCTTATCCTTATGTAGTAAGGCTAGAGAGTGTAAATCAGCTAAGGATAATTGCAAATACTGTAGTACAAGGCAAAACTGTTCGTTACAGTGTAACTGAGTACGAATAATGGATAACTTAGCTAAACTACTAAAGCAAGCAGGTTCTTTAATAGAACCTGCCATGCTGCAAGCTATAATCAAAGTCGAAACTGGTGGTGCTGGTTTTGACTCTAAAACAGGTAAAATTCTTATTCAATTTGAGCCTCATTGGTTTAAAAAGAACGCACCGTTTGCTCCTTCTGGAGCTTGGACTGTTAATAAAGTAGAAGTTCAAAGCAAAGAGTGGATTGCTTTTAACGATGCTTTTAAGAAAGACAAAATTGCAGCTATGTTGTCTACCTCTATAGGTTTGCCTCAAATAATGGGCTTTCATTACGGTAGACTTGGTTATACTTCGGTAGGTGCAATGTGGGACGACTTCAAAGTTAGCTTAGACAATCAAATACTTGCTTTAATAACTTTTTTAGAAACTGACAAAAAGTTGTTACAGGCTTGTATTAGCAAAGATTTTAAAACTATTGCTGATTGCTATAATGGCTTAGGTTGGCCTGAAATAGCTAAAAAGTACAATCGTGAACCTTATCCAATTTCACTCAAAAAAGAGTATTTAAAAGCAGGCGGTAAGTTATAATGTCAATTACTCCAGTTGGTGCTTTGCTTGAAATAGGTTCTACACTTATTCAAAGGCTTATACCAGATAAACAAAAGCAAGCAGAAGCTTTAGAAAGACTAACTAAGTTGCAGCAAGAAGGCGACTTAGAAAAACTGCGTCTTGAAGTAAATTTAATGCTTGGCCAACTGGAAGTAAACAAACAAGAAGCAGCACATCCAAGCATTTTTGTTGCAGGTTGGCGTCCTGCTATTGGTTGGGTTTGCGCTATTAGTTTGTTTACTTACTACGTACCTTACGCCTTAGCGGCTACTTCAATGTGGGTACATACTAGCATGGTCACAGGTATACTACAGCCTAGACCAGATTTTAGTGTTGCAGATTTGATGGCTTTGATCGGCGGTATGCTTGGTATAAGCTGGCAAAGAACTAAAGAGAAATTAGAAGAAGTCGACACTAAAGGTGTGAAATGGAAATAGATCAATTGAAAGCTTTATATCACTTTATAGGTGGAATCATGTTATCAATTATTGTCGCTCTATTGCGTGTACTAGCTGATAAAGAAGAAACAAATTGGCAGCGCATAGGTATAGAAGCATTGTTATGTGGCAGTATAACCGCTACTATAATTTCATTGGTTGCATTCTTAGATTGGAACCTATCAATTAGTGGATTTATAGGCGGAACAGTAGGTTTAGTAGGTTCTGTTTTTGTTCGCAAAATTGCCCGCAAAGTAATTATTACTAAGGTCGATAAATGAAACTTCAAAAATTTGATGGCGGGTTATCCACTAGACTTAGTCCTCAGTTCATTAATCAAGATCAAGGAGTTATCTATAACAACATAGATAACTCCAAAGGTTGTCTAGTACCTGCAAAAAATAAAACACCTACTACGCAAAGTGCGCTAGCTTTCAACTGGTACTCTAATGCGCTTAATCGTTGGTTTAGTAATAATAATTATACTACATATGTAGAATATAACTCAATTGTATATGAAGCCGGTTCTAACATACAGCAAGTTCACACAAGTAATAGCACTTTTGCTATGGGCATAACTGCGCCTGGTTCACTTACTGTAGCTAGTGTATTGCCTTCTTCACCTGTTACTGATGCAACAGTTAGTTCTACAATAGGCGGAGGAAACTTACCTAATCAAGATATAACTTATTTATTGATTAACGATTCTGCAGGAACTTTTTCTACCACTTTTGAAATTACTCATACTGCATCTTCAATACCACAGTCTTCAGCCTCAATAAATATTTTAGGTAACAAGTTTACAAAAGCAGGTCTTCGCAAACCTACTGCTGCTGCAGACACTCTATTAAAAAGTATAACAATCAGCAAGCCTAAGACAGCTTTGCTAGGGTCCAATGGTATAAGAGTCTTTAGGCAATACAAAGACGTTTGGCGTCAAGTAGGTATATTAGCTACGGAAGCAGATACTTTAGTTGACGCAGTAGAAGACATAAGTGCTAATATTGAATTAGATACTACTAAGTATAGTCCTTTAGTTGGAATATACCAGTATGTTATGACTTACTACGATTCTAATAGAGGCAGAGAATCTGGTCCTTCTCCTGTATCTGCTGAATTCGACTTGCAGGACTCTGGCTATTTACAACTGGATAGTTTACCTGTATCTACTAATCCTACAGTAAATCAAAAGAAGATCTACCGTGTCGGTGGCGAGCTAACAAATTTTGCTTTGGTTGCAACTATAAGCAATAGCACAACTTCTTTTCTTGACAATTTAGCGGATTTTCAAATACCTGGAGATATTTTAAACACACAAATAGTTTTACCAGCACCTACAGGCTTGAGCTATCTAGTCACTGCAAACGCAATGCTTTTTGGTGCATTGGGTTCTAAACTAAGGTATACACCTATAGACCAACCAGAGTCTTGGCCCGAATTGTACTTTATTACTTTTGAATCTACTATTACGTCACTAGCAGCAGTTGCTGCAGGTATATTAGTTTGCACCATAAACCAAACTTTTTTAGTTAGCGGTAGTGGACCTAACTCATTGTCAGTAGCTCCTATTAGCACAGATCAAGGTTGCATAAACCACAAATCTATGCAAGTTTTAAAAGGCTCAGCTTTATGGGTATCACAAGAAGGTATATGCACATCTTCTGGAGATTTAGTAAACGTGATATCTAGAAATTCTTTAGGTGCTTTAAATATTTCAGTACTAGATAGCGAATTGGTTAACGAGGTATATTATGTATTAGCTAGTAATGGAACAACATATAGCTTTGATACGGCAATTGGCCAAATTTTTAAAACCTATACTTTTGCAGTTTCTTCGTTAGCTAAAAGAAACTCAGTGTTGTATGGCTACGATAATGGTACATTATTTACTTTACTTACTGCTACAAATAATTTAGAAATGCACTTCAAGTCTGCTTGGTTTGTGGAAGGCTCGTTTACTCTATCTAAACAATATAAACATATTTACATTTTTTCAAAAGGTGATATAATAGTAAAAGTCTATATTAACGATGTTCTTGTTGCTACAGAGCAACTCGATACTTCACTAGATAATCACCAAATTTCAGTTCCTCAAGAACTTCTTAGAGGAGCTTTTTTACAGTTAGAAATAATTGGAACTGGTGAAGTCTACGAAATTGAATATGAAGTAGGTACTGGTTGATGTCAAATAACGAAACACTTATTCAAGTACCAACAAACTTATCTGACCCTTTTCAGCTAACTTTATTTTTAAGGAAACTTGTAGAAAAGATAGATGTTGTGCTCGGTTATAGAGGTCAAGATCCTTATTTGGCTTCTTCAGATATGGCGACTCTTACAGAGACTTTAAACACTTTACCTGCTACGCTTGATAATTTAGAAAGCAAGTTATCTAAAGCCGGTATAGAATTAACTGAGTTAAGTAAGTCTGTAGCAGATTTGAGGAACCGCTTTCAACAGCTTCTTCAAGCGCTAAATACCACACAATCTTTAGACATCGCTTACAGAGACTTTAACTTTTCGGGCTATGGTACACTAAAAGGATTTTATCAGTTTACTGCACTTGGTTCAGAAATTACTAATCCACCTACAGGTGCTGCATTAGTAGGCCCAACAAGCTATACGTTTATTTTGTCAAGCTATGTTACTTCTGGAGGTGGAGTAGTACAAGAAGTATATGTTACTTCTGCCACAACAAAAACTTTTCATAGAAGAGCAGGTGACACTTTTGCTCTTGTACTTTCTTTAGGGTGGTTCTAATGAATTTAGAGTTATTTACAAATAGACAACAGTCTAGAGAAGCTATTGATGCGTTTGAGATACAGTTGTTGGCGCAACCTCAACTTGAAATAGAGCCTCGCCATTTTTTAATACCAGGTAAAATGTATGCTCGAGAATTGTTTATGCCTGCAAATTCAGTAATTATGGGCAAGATTCATTTAAACGAGCATTTTGTTTTTATTGCTTTTGGTGATGTAGTTGTAGCAACAGATGAAACTGTCGTAAGGTATACAGGTCCACAAACTTTCATTGGTAAACCTGGTTCAAAAAGAGTGTTGCATGTTTTGCAAGACACTTTATGGACTGCAATACATGTAACTGATGCTCATACAGTTCAAGAATGTGAAGACACATTGGTTGCTGCAAATTACTCAGACTTGGCTTTGCCAAGTTTTTTGGAGGCCTAATATGTCATTTTGGATAGCGGGTGCAACAGTAGTTACTGGAGTAGTAGCAGCAGACGCCTCAGGAGATGCAGCGGATAAAGCTGCAGGAGCTAATAAAAAAAGTTTAGCGTTTGAAGAAAAGAAATATGCAGACTGGGAATCAGTATACGGCCCAATTCAGCAAAACTTATCTAAGTACTATAATAAAATGACACCAGAAAATTACGCGGTACAAGGTGTTACTCAGTTTAATAAAGAAAACCAAGCACAGCTAGAAAAAATTAACCAAAACTTGGCTCAACGTGGTATGCTAAATAGCGGCACAGCTGCAGCTGTTACATTAGCTTCTGGCTTAAACGCAGCAGAACAAAAAGCAACTATTCGTGCTACTGCCGACGAAGCTGTCGCAGCAGAACAAGGTAGATTTTTACAAATTGGACTCGGCCAAAATCCTGGTGCTTCTTATAGCCAAACATTAGCTCAACAAGCTAGTAGAGCTTCTTCAGATGCTGCTTATGCTTCTGGTCAAGCAGGTCAAGCTATTGAATCAGCTATTACAACTATTGGTACAGGGTTAAGTGACTACAGTAAAAAGAAAAATCCTACTCAAGACGTCGGAACTATAAACACAGGTAATCAATATGCCAACATCGGTTGATATTGCATCAGGCGTAACTCGCGGACTTGCCAAAGTTGCGGATTATAATCGTGATTCAGATGCTAGAGAAGCTCGTAACTCTCGTGCTCGCTTAATGCAGCAACAGGCAGAAGCTCAAATAGCTTCAAATTTGCCTAAAGCTCAAGCAGACGTAGAAGTTGAGCAGCTTAAAAGCCAGCTGTCTACTATGCAAGCAGAGTCTCTTAAAAAAGATACTTTTAATGCTTTTAGTCGCTATGATAGTGATAACGATACTTCGCATTTAAATACTTTCTTAGCTAATGCTAAGAAAAATCCTTTAGGTCAAGGCATGTATGCAAATATTGCGCGTTTTGACCCATTGCGTGACACACCTGAAGTTAGAGCTCAACTTGGGCAAATGGGTGTAGATAATATTGAAGACTACTTAGCTAATCCAGAATTAGCGGCTAGTAAAGTATTAGTTACCCAAACTGATGGAACTCAAACTGTTTCTGACATGAATAAAATGTATGCCATGACAGGCTATACAGATTACTTAGGTGAAAAACAATTAGCTAAGTTAAATCAACGTGCGGCTATTGACCGTTTAATTCAAGGTCCTCAGTCTGCTGAAACTAACTTGATTCGCAAAATGGCAGAAGAACAAGGTATTAGTATAACTAAAGCAGCTCAAAACTATTTTAGAGATAAACAAGGCGGTGCATCTGGTGGGCGCAAATCAGCTCAAGAACGTATTGCGGATGAAATCATGGCAGAAAATCCAGAAATGTCTATGGAAGATGCGATGATTCGGGCAAAACAACTTACTACTTCAGGCTCTGCGTTAGAACGTGAAGCTCGTAGAGTAGCCGGCGAAACTGGTGAAGACTTTCAATCTGTGTATCAAAGGCTTAAAAACAACGAAGAACGTACTACTAAGCGTAAGCAGCTAGACGAAGCAGAAAATGTCAGAGCTAAAATCGACGAAACAGTTGGCGGTGATTTTTTAGCGTTAGACACAGTAGACGATAAAACCAGAGCTAAGATTGGTCGTCATATAACTGAGCTTGAGTCGTTGACAGGTAAATCTTTTTCTACTGATGACAAAAAAGAGTTGCGTAAACTTCGTAACTTAATGCAGCTTGGCGGTAAAGCTGGAGAAAAACTTACTGAGGCAGATACTGGCTTTATTGATGCAACTCTGAAAAGTGTTAAAAAGTACTTTGTTGACGACGCCAAAGGAACAGAAGCTTCTTCTGCTTATCAAACTTTTGCTAACACTTTGCGTAACATGTTTTATGGTGCTACGTTAACTGATGCAGAGATTGAAGCATTTAGAGCAGCTTCAGGTTCTTTAAAGCAACAGTTGAAGCCTGCATTAGCTGGTTTGAAGACGCAGTTAAGTACTGTGCAAGATCAAATGAAAACAATTTACGAGCTTAATGATGAATACATAGCTCAGTATTACTTAGGTTCAAGTTTACAGCAAATGGAAAAAGTAATGGACGCTATGGATGAGCGTATTGCTTTGTTTGACGAAATTGAAGATGATGTAATTAAAGCCGAAGTACCAGTTAAAGGTGCTGAAACTCAATCTCGCCCATCTTTGGACGAAATATTTGGACGTGCTAAATAATGAGCCAAACTATTACTACTGAGTACTTAAGAGAGCTGTTTAAATATGGTTACGAGGCATTTGAAAGTTCTCGTATTGAAGCTAATGACGTGTGGGACCTTTACCACAATCGTCATTACACAGAGCAACAACTTAGTATATTAGCTGCAAGAGGTCAGCCAGCTGAAACTTTTAACATTATTAAAATGTTTGCTCGTATGTTAGTTGGTTACTATTCTACTGTAGTTAATACTGCTGTGGCTATACCTGTTAACCCTCGTGATATTGATTCGGCAAGCATGTTGACCGATATTATCGACTATACGCTTAATGACAATCGCTATGATATTGAAGGTGATCAAATTAAGCTTGGTGGTCTAATATCTGGTATATTAGTTTGCTTCAATAATGTAGTAGACACAGGTTTTAAAGATTCTTTTGGTAGGCCTATTAACCGCATTACTTCTCATCACGTGGCAGATGAGGAAGTTGTGCTCGACCCAGACTCAGTGTTAACGGATTACAGCGATGCTCGTTGGTTACACAGATTTAAGTGGTTACATAAATCCGAAGTGATTCGTCAGTTTGGCAAATCTCATATAGATCATATGGATGCGTACTATAATAGTTTAGACGTGCCTGAAGCTGACTTTGAATTTAAATTTTCTACTAACTTTCAAGGCCGCTATAGAGAGCATGAACACTACTTAGTTATACACACTGTGCTGTTGGACGAGCAAAACAAGCTTTGGTCAATTTTTTGGTCTGGTGGACATATTATCAGTAAAAAAGACATTAGCAATAAAAAAGCTAAGTGGCCTTACCGTGTGCAAAAACTACATACCTCTAACAAA